ATGAAGTCCTTGCGTGGCTGAAAGAACATGAGGGCTGGGCGTGCGCGCACGGAGTGACGCTCAATCGTGTCTTCCCGGTGCCCGCATGAGGGCGGGGCGAAAGCGCGCGGTGGTGGAAGCACGCGAGCCAAACGGACGCGCCAGCCGCTCTGCCGTGCGTGACGACCCGCTCGCCACTGTCCGCGCGCAACGCCTCCGCTGCGGTGCCACACTCGAAAACTTCCGGGCGCAGGAACACGCCACACCGCTAGGCCGCCTGTTCATGGCCGGGGCCTTCCATCACCCAATGGACGAGGGCAGGGCCAAGGCGCGTTACGACGCTGGCGTCTGGTATCGTGGCCTCTGGCTTGCCAAGCAGCGCGCTCTGAGCCTCCCGCAGCCGCACGTTCGCGCCCCCGGATCACCATCCGGCCCTGCGCGCGAGATGGACGCTGACGAGTCTCTCCGTGCGATCCACAAGGAAACCCGCGCCCTCAACTGCGTGCCGCGTGACACGCGCGCCGTGGTCTACTCGGTCATCGTGCTGGAAAGCCCGGAGATGCATACCGTCTGGCTCTATCGGCTGATCGCAGCTCTCGACGCTCTCGCCGAGCATCGCGCGAGGGGTTGACCGGGGTGACAAAACGTGTCATGGGGTCATTAATGCAGTTGCAGAACTGCGTCGAAATTCCGCCCCGCCGGTCACAAGCCGCGCGGGGCGCATCGTTTCCGGCACCGGCTCTCCCCAAAAGCGATCCCTCGCATCTCGCCGCGATAGCCGGAAAACTCATGAGGCATGACCGATGACGCCAACCGAAACTACGGTTGAGCATCGGATCGCCAAAGCTGGCGCACAGACGAGGTTCCAGCCTGGCAATCCGGGCCGCCCCAAAGGCTCGCGCAACAAGCTGGGCGAAGCCTTCATTTCCGCCATGCACGACGACTTTGTGCAGCACGGCCCGCAGGTGATCGAAACCGTGCGGGTCGAAAAGCCGGACCAATACCTGAAGGTGGTCGCGAGCATTCTGCCCAAGGAACTCAACATCAAGACCGACGCATTCGACGGGGTGTCCGATGAGCAGCTCGCCGCTCTCGTCCATGCCGCCCGATCAGCTCTCGGTATTGCTGAAGTCGGCGGAGAGGACGCTACAGCAGCGCATCACTGAAAACCGCCTCGCGCATTACCGCCCCTACGCAAAGCAGCGTGACTTCCACGATGCCGGGGCTGACAAGCGCGAGCGGTTGTTCATGGCGGGCAACCAGCTCGGCAAGACGTGGGCCGGTGCGTTCGAGGCCGCGATGCACGCGACGGGGCGTTATCCCGAATGGTGGCGGGGCAGGCGCTTTGACAAGCCCGTAATCGCATGGGCGTCGGGCGTGACCAGCGTGTCCACGCGCGACACAGTGCAGCGCCTGATGCTGGGAAGGCCGGGGCAGCACGGAACGGGCACGATCCCGAAAGCCTGCGTAGTGGACGTGCAGTCGGCGCGGGGCACGCCGGACCTGGCTGATCACATCGTCGTCAAGCATGTGAGCGGTGGCGATAGCTACATCTACCTGAAATCCTATGAGCAGGGCCGCGAGAAGTGGCAGGGCGAAACGGTCGATCTGGTCTGGTTCGATGAGGAGCCGCCCGATCCGATCTACACCGAGGGCCTGACGCGCACGAATGCGACGGGCGGCATGGTGTGGATGACCTTCACGCCGCTGAAGGGCATGTCTGACGTTGTGTCGCGGTTCCTGATGGCCGAAAGCCCGGACCGCTCTGTCACGTCGATGACGATTGACGACGTGGATCACTACAGCGCCGAAGACAAGGCGCGGATCATTGCGAGCTATCCGGCGTTCGAGCGTGAGGCTCGGGCCATGGGCATCCCGACAATGGGTTCGGGTCGTGTGTTTCCGGTCGAGGAAGCCGCGATCTCGGTCACGCCGTTCGAGATACCGACACACTGGCCGCAGATCGGCGCGATGGACTTTGGGTATAATCACCCGTTCGCAGCGGTGAGGCTGGCTTGGGACAGGGACGCGGATTGCGTCTATGTGACCCACGCCTTCCGCAAGAGCGAGACAACGCCGGTTGTTCATGCCGGCGCGATCAAGCCGTGGGGCGCGCTGCCTGATGGCTCACAGTGGCTGCCGTGGGCATGGCCTCACGACGGCTTGCAGCATGACAAGGGCAGCGGCGACCAGTTGGCCGCGCTCTACAAGAAGCAGGGACTGAAGCTGCACAGCGAGCACGCGACGCACAAGGCGGGCGGGTTCGGCACGGAAGCGGGCGTCACCGACATGCTGGAACGCATGGAGACGGGGCGTTTCAAGGTGTTCGCAAGCCTTGGCGAGTGGTTCGAGGAGTTCCGCCTGTATCACCGCAAGGACGGGCTGATCGTGAAGCTGCGTGACGACCTGATGAGCGCCACGCGCATTGGCGTGATGATGCTTCGCATTGCGAAGAAGCCGCCGACCGAGCCGCGCGGATCAATGATGGCGCAGGGCTTGGACTATCTCGATGAGGTTTTCTGAATGAGCGGCCTGTTCTCAAAGCCCAAGATCCCCAAGCCGCAACCGACGGTCACGCCGCAGGATGCCGCGCTGTCTTCGATGGATGAGGCGTTCCGTCTCCGCAAGCGCCGTGGCCGTCTGTCCAACATGCTATTCGCCCGCCGCAAGGGTTCGCTGGGTGCTGGCTCTGTCGCTGGCCTGCTGGGGTCAACGCCTGGCGGCGGTGGTGGCACGGGCGGCGCACCCGGTGGTGGCGGTGGTGGTGGTGACGGCGGTAGCGGCGGTGGCCGCCCGGTAAGCCCGAGCTTCTGATGTCAGAACAGGTCGCGCTGATCCTCGCCAAGCAAGCGGCGATGGAGAGCGAGCGCGCGCCGTGGGAAAGTCACTGGCGCGAGTGTGCCGAGCTGATGCTGCCCCGTCAGGATCAGTTCTTCGGCCAGCGCCCGCAGGGTGAGAAGCGCACATCCAAGATTTTCGACTCGACGGCCATGTATGCCGTGGATCGCGGCGCGGGCGTGATGGAGACGATCCTGACGCCGCGCACGCAGCTTTGGCACAAGCTGAAGCCCAAGGGTCGCGCCAACGTTGAAGGCGGGCCGATTGGCGAATGGTTCGATCAGGTCAATCAGACGCTGTTCGACCATCGTTATTCGCCGGCTGCGTCGTTCGCGAGCGTGGCGCACGAAGCCTATATGAGCCTGCTGGTGTTCGGCACGGCGGCTATCTACATCGCGTCGGCGCCGGGTGCGCCGCTGTGGTATCGCAACTGCCACATCTCGGAAATCTTCTTTGCCGAAGATGCGTATGGCCGTGTCGATACGGTCTACCGCAAGTTCACGATGACCGCGCGTCAGGTGAAGCAGGAGTTCGATAACGACCGTCTGCCGGCGAAGGTGCTGGATCTGGCGGACAAGAAGCCGGACACGTCGGACATTGTGGTTCTGCATTGCACGATGCCGAATCCCAATCCGGTGCCGGGCCGTGAGGATGCCGAGGGCCAGCCGTGGCGCACGGTGTATGTGCTGCCTGAGTATTCGGCCATTGTGCAGGAGGGTGGTTACTGGTCCTTCCCGTGGGCGATCTCGCGCTTTGTGACCGCGCCCCGCGAAATCTGGGGCCGCTCGCCAGGCATGGCGATTCTGCCGGACGTGAAGGTTCTGAACGAGGCCGCCAAGTCGCGGCTGAAGTCGTGGCACTACGCAAACGATCCGAGCCTGTTGATTGCGGACGATGGCGTGCTGACGCCTGTGTCGGTGCGCCCCGGCGCGCTGATTGCGGGTGGTGTGGATGAGAATGGCCGCCCGCGCATTCAGCCGCTCCAGAACGGCGCGCGTCTCGACATTGACGAGGCGATGACGGAGCAGCTTCGCAACGCGATCCGCTCGGCGTTCATGATCGACGTGATCCAGGTGCTGAACGACAAGCCGAATATGACGGCTTACGAGGCTGGTATCCGTGCGCAGGAAAAGGCGCAGATCATGGCCCCGGTGATGGGCCGTCAGCACAGCGAGTTCCTTGGGCCGATCATCGAGCGCGAGATCGACCTTTTGGCCCGCGCCAACCTGTTGCCGCCTGTCCCGCCTGAATTGCTGGAAATGGGCGGGGAATACGAGATCGAATACCTCTCGCCGCTGAGTTCTGCCGCGCGTTCCGAACCGTCTCTGGCGTTGCAGCGCAGCGTCATGCAGGCGATGCCGTTCATCGAGCTTGACCCGTCGGCGGCTGACTGGATCGACGGCGACGACGCGATCAAGACGATCATGCTAGGCAACGGCTCACCGAACTCGGCCATTCGCAGCGCCGAAGAGGTTGAGGCGATCCGTGAGCAGCGGGCGCAGCAGAAAGCCGCTGAGACGGCGATGGCCGCCGGGCCTGCGATTGGCCAGACGATGGCCGGGCTGAGCCGTGTCGCTGCTTAGCCGCCTCCGCATCAAGCGCGGCGCCTACATCGACACATTCCGAGGCCCGCAAGGTGAGCGCGTCCTGCGCGATCTGGCGCGGTTCTGCCGGGCAACGA